TTATTCGTCATGCTGTTCTTTAGTTGCGCTCATTTTCCAAGTATATTTTTAAAATTCGTTCGTTAGGGCTTGATTTTGGTTAGCAGGTTTCTTATGCGCTGGTGGAGGTGTGGTTATGCCGAGTAAAGCCTTAAGGATATGCTGTCATCCTGGGTGTAGTGAACTGTCAGAAAAACGGTACTGCGAAAAGCATAGGGTAATTTTTGAGGAGCAGTCCCGGCAACGGCGTGAGAGGTATGACAAGGACCGTGGTAGCCCATCAGTTCGTGGTTACAATTCGAAGTGGAGGAAAGCACGCACCAACTACCTGAGACATCATCCCCTGTGTGCTGAGTGTGAGCGTCATGGCCGGGTGGTACCTGCCACTGTGGTAGACCATATCATTCCTCACAAGGGCAATCAGAAGCTCTTCTGGGATACAAGCAGATGGCAATCGCTGTGTAAGTCTTGTCATGATGCTAAGACAGCTAGAGAGGACGGCGGCTTCGGAAACAGAAAATAAATTTTGCAATCGAGGGGTAGGGGACATCGAATCTCTAGCGATCGGCGCCGGGATACCGTGTGTCCAAGCATGTGCGAGATTTTTTCCCAAAACTAGCACAAAAAATGAGGTGAGATATATGCGACCAAGTAAACCAATTGAACTTGTAAAAGGTCATCGAACGAAAGCTGAAAAAAAAATAAGGGAAAAGGCTGAAAGCCTTTTGGTTACTGGGATAAAGATGCGAGAGTGTCCGTCAGTAAAAGCTGATGAGAAAGCGCATGCATATTATCTGCGAGTGAGAAAGACGTTTGAAAAAATAGGTAAGAATGATGCCTTAAATGAGGCTGTTTTGAACCGTTTTTGTATGCTGCGTTCTGAGTGTGAAAGGTATGAAGAGAAAGACCTTCGACTTCATGGGCTGATGGATCAGCTATATGAAAACCAATCAGATATGGAATTCGAGACTTTCATCAAACACACTCTCAATCTCAATAAACAGATCCAAACAAATGATAAACTGCTCCAAGTGAAACGTAAGATGCTCCTGGATATCGAGAAGGAAAACGTCATGACCATCGCATCGCAGCTTAGATCAATTCCTAAGAAACCGCAAGAGGAAGAAGATGATGGTATGGCAGCTTTCCTAAGGAAACGAAGGGCAGCTGATGCTGGATGATTGATAAGCAACGCGCACTGGAGCCTATTGAATTTATCCAGATGCTCAACCTTCCAGATGACTTTACTGGGCAGCCTTTTATCCTACAAGATTGGCAGCACCAGATCATCTGGGATGTGTATGGTACGGTAAGCGATGATCTCTTTCGGCAGTACAAATATGTTTATTTAGAGATACCAAAGAAGAATGGTAAGACCACCATGATCGCAGCCATTGGACTGTATCACCTAATATGTGATCCCGCCGGTGGTCAGATTTATTGTTGCGCTGCTGAGCGTGAGCAAGCTGGCTTAGTGTACAAAGCGGCCAAGCAGATGATCGAGCAGGACCAGTCGCTGGAGAAAATGCTGCGGGTGGTGGACAGTAAGAAGGAAATATACAACCGGCAGACCGGAACTTTCTTGAAGGTTCTATCTGCCGAAGCATATAGTAAGCATGGATTAAATCCAACAGTAGTTATCTTCGATGAATTACACGCTCAACCCAACCGGGATCTATGGGATGTTATGACATTCGGTGCCGGGGCAGCAAGACGTGAACCGATCTGGTGGGTGATTACTACAGCTGGAGATGATCCGGACAGACATTCAATCGGATGGGAGATTCATGAGAAAGCGCTCAAGATTCAGGATGGCACCCTGGTAGATCCTTCCTGGTATGTCAAAATTTACGGGTTGCCAGAAGATGAGGACCCTTGGTCTGAGGAGAACTGGTATAAATGCAATCCATCCTTAGGTCAGACAATCCAGATCGAGACCGTTCGCCAAGAAGCTTTAGCCGCCAAGAACAGTGAAGCATCCGAGCGTCTGTTCCGATGGTTGCGGCTTAACCAATGGATGGCGCTCAAGCGCACCGGTTGGCTGCCACTCACATTGTGGGATACTACAAATGCTGAATGGGAGATAAGCGAGCTCGTTGGAAAGTATTGTTATCTGGGTCTCGACTTGGCCAGCACAATTGATATTGCGGGTCTAGTGGTTCTGTTTCCTCCTCAGGAAGGAATCGAAGATTGGCGCTGTCTGTTCAAGCCTTTCATACCGGTGGAGAACATGAAAGAACGCGTCCACAGGGACAAAGTGCCATATGACAGGTGGGTAAATGAAGGTTATATGATTGCAACAGATGGTGACGTCACTGACTATGAGACCATCCAACTTCAAGTAGAAAGCTATACGAAGCAGTATGCAGTCAAATATGTCTGCACAGACAAGTGGAATTCAACCATGCTTGTACAGCAACTTGCAAAGAAAGGTGTCAACACTATTGAAATAGAACAGACAATGGCGGGCATGTCACCAGCTATGAAGTTTATGGAACGTTTGCTCAGACGTGGCGAGCTCAGTCATGAAAAACATCCAGTGGCCAGGTGGTGTTTTGGTAATGTGGTAGTGGCCGTTGATGGAAATGAAAACATAAAGCCAATGAAAAATAAGAGTGTGGAAAAGATTGACTTAACGGTGGCATTGATTAATGCATTCGCTGCAGCTATGCAGCTTGAAGATAAACTGAGTGCCTATGAAGATCATGGCATTCGGATGGCTTAGGGGGTGATGAGAATTTGAAGTTCAAAATATTTGGAAAAGTTTTTGAAGTGAAGAACGAGACAGCCGTGGGTTCAGGATACGCTGCGTTTGTCGATTATCTGGGTGGTCGGGGACACCATGTGAGCTCCAAGACCGCTCTTCGTGTTTCAGCGGTGATACGCTGTGTTGATGTTGTGGCCAAGACTATGGCCAGCCTACCGGTTCATCTTTACCAGGAAAGAAAAGATGGAGGCGGAGATAAAGCAAAACAGCATCAGCTGTACACGCTTTTGCACATGATGCCGAATCCAGAAACAACAGCCTATGAATTCTGGCATATGTATATTTTTAATCTGATGCTGACAACTGGAGCTTATGCGAAGATAGAGCGCGACCGAAACGGATTCATCCGAGCACTCTGGAATATTCCATCAGGAAGCGTGATGCTTAGGCGGAATAAACTAAGTGGGGAGAGATACTTGGATGTCACGGATGGCATAAACGGCGAACGTCTCCATGAAGGTGAGTTTATGTATACGCCAGGGCTTAGGTTCGGAGATGCTACGGATCCGGAAGACCCAATACGGATTGCTGCTGATGTCCTGGGTCTATCAATGGCATTAAATAGTTACGCAAAAGACTTCTTTGAAGCAGGTACCAACCTTGGAGGCTTCGTTGAATATGATAAAGCGGTATCAGATAAATCATATCAGCGATTCAAGGAATCTTGGAACAAGACCTATGTAGGTGTGAGTAAGCAGCATAAATGGGCTTTCCTGGAGGATGGTTTCAAGCTCCACCAGTTAGGACGTAACCCGAAAGAATCTCAGGCGATTGAGTCGAGAAAGTTCGAAGTGACGGAAATTTGCCGGATCTTCGGGGTGCCGCCTCATAAGGTATTCGATTTGGACCGGGCAACGTTCTCAAATATTGAGCAGCAGAATATTGAGTTTGTTCAGGAATCCATCGGACCGATGGCGGTTCGGCTGGAGCAGACAATTTATAAGGACCTGCTGATCGAGTTGGAGCAAAAAAGCTACTACGCCAAGTTCAGCGTAAATGGTCTGTTGCGCGGTGATATTGCTGCACGGACAACCTATTACCACAACATGCGCCAGGACGGAGTGTTTAGTGCGAATGACATCCGGAAACTGGAAGACCTGAATCCGTTGCCTAAAGATCAGGGTGGCGATGTGTACGCAGTGAACGGGAACATGATCCCGCTCACATCAGTGAAGGATAATTTGCCGAAAGGCGCACAGAAAGGAGCCACAACCAATGCCGGGAAATAAGAAGTTTTGGAACATGGAGAAGAAGGGGGACACCGGTGAGCTAATGCTATACGGGGACATCTCTTCAAGTACTTGGTGGGGGGATGAGATTACACCGAAGGATTTCAAAAAAGACCTAGACGATCTAGGAGAAATCGAGAACCTGAATATTTATATCAATTCAGGAGGTGGTGATGTGTTCGCTGGACAGAGCATCCATTCGATGATCAAACGCCACACTGCGTACAAAACGGTTTATATCGATGGATTGGCAGCATCGATTGCATCGGCAATCGCTATGGCTGGGGATAAGATCATCATGCCGAAGAACGCTATGATGATGATCCATAACGCCTGGACCAGGGCATCCGGAAACGCGAACGACTTTCGAGAGATAGCGGACCGCATGGATAAAATTGATGAGAGCATCAGGATCACCTATACGGACAAGACCGGTCAGGAAGAAGATGAGATCAAGGAGCTCATGGCTGCTGAGACCTGGTTCACTGCTGAGGAAGCAGTGGAGAAGGGATTCGCGGATGAAATTGAAGAAGAGAAACTGGTAGCCGCCTCAATCGATGGCGGTTTTTTAGTGCTCGGAAAAGAGAAATTTGATCTGGAGCGCTACCGGAATAAACCGGAGATTGAGCCGGTTGAAGCCCCAGCACTGGAAGAACCGGATGACAAATTGGATGACGATGACCGGGGCGAAAGCCAGCCGGTATCAGATATGGATGAACAACGTAGCTATTTGGGTTCGCTGAGAAAGAAAATCAGCAATTATGGAGGAGAGTGTTAGATATGCCAGCAAAAGAGGTTTTAGCAAAGAAACAAGAACGCGCAAACCTGACCGGTAAGATCAGAACCATCGTCGATGAGTATATGGATAAGGCGATGCCTGGCGAGAAGAAAGAAGAGATGTCCAAGATGGAAGCCCGTTTCGACGAGCTTACGGAGCAGATTCTCAATGAAGAGAAACAGCTGGTCAGAGAGAGAACTATCGGTGAAGCCAAGGAAACAGCTCCTACTCAGAAAAAATCTGAGACGATGGATCTATTCGCGAAGGCTCTGTATGGTGAACCCAAAGACATCGCGGAGTACAGGAATGCTCTGGACCTTGGAACTGATGCGACGGCCGGCTCTTTGACTGCACCAATGGAATTTGTAGAGGAACTGATTAAAGGTCTGGATGACATTCTGTTCATGCGACAGATCTGTAAGAAGGTTGGACCAATCGGTGCAGCTCAGTCCCTGGGATTCCCATACCGCAAGACGTCTGCTGATGATGCAACCTGGGTTGCTGAAGTGGCCGCTGCGCCTGAAGAAACCAATCTTGATTTCGGTAGAAGAGAATTCAAGCCGAACAGAATGGCTAAGCTAATCAAAGTAAGTAATACTTTGGTTCGTCATGCTCCGATGGCAGCTGGTGTCGTTAAGGCAGAGATGGAGCTCCGTATCAATACTTCTCAGGAGAATGGCTACATGAACGGCTC